GGAATGATGTCCAGTGAATCGGTTTGAAAAGCAGTCTGAAAAAGGGCAGCCTTGTTTTCGCAGATCTGCCGGAGATTGCCCAGTGTATGCTCCGTGAAGAAATCAGCTGGCATTTGCACAGTCAAGCCTTTAGATTCCAGTTCTGATGTGTCCGGAACAGCATAGCCCTGATTCTCCAGTTCGGCAAGAAGCCGTTCTGTTTCCTCACGGTCGGCTTGGTCACTGATTTCCAGATCACCGGACTTGGTAACAGTGTAGCATTCCCCGATTTTGTAGGCACAGGTGGGCATGAATTGATATACTGCCGGAATGCCGATAATCTTACTGATGGCTTTCACCAGTTCCTTTCGATTTTGACTGTGATAAGTAATGGTCATGTGAAAAACTCCTTTCTTTCGGCGTTTTTGCTTTCGCCATGACACATATTAACTCTGTTTCCCACAGATAGCAACTGTGAGATGTGTAGAATGTTTCGGCGGTCATTTGTAACAGATCACAAATCTGCCCAGACGATTCCGGCAAGCACAAAAACAGCAACATTCAGACAGATGCCATTCCCCCAAAGGCGGTACTCTGCTGCATCACGATATGGATCTTGGAGCCATTTCTGTACCATCTTTCGGCTTTTGGGACGGCTCTCCGGTTTTATCGCTTTTCGGTATTCTTCAAAAATAGCTGCCCATCGGTCGATCTCTTCTTCTGTGGGATTTTCCGATGCCAGGTCACTTGCCAGGTCACTGCACCACTGATCCGGAAATCCCTGCAGTCTTGCACATTCCTGCGGTGTCAGTCTGCGAACCGCATAACCGCTGGAAACGATGCTGGGGTCTTTGTGGTCCCGTGCCAGCAGTGTAGGGGTCGTTTCCCGAAATGCACTGCTGAAATTTCCCGTAGAAGCAGCATACACTGCATGATGGTCGGTAGCATTCAAAGTGAAAGCGACCTCTTTGTTGACACCGCCGCCCTGCGGTCCGTTTTGGTCAGACCGACCGACCATTGAACCCTGCAAAGCATAACTTTCCAGCACAGCAATACCGCCTTGATTTTTGGCTGGTGACTGGTCGCTGGTGTCCAAAGTACGGGCAGTGTCTGCCTCATAAATGCCACTGTGCGGATTACCGGAAAGCATGGCATTGCTGGAAAAGGAACTGATGCCGTATGCTTTCGGCTGAAATACCGTCTGGTCATTATTGCAGGACAGGGTAGCAGATTTGTTTTCCTGTATCAGACTGCCTTTTCCACCGCCGGCTTTTCCGCAGCGAATCTTCAGCGTTTTCGGTGTATCCATCAGCAGCGGAACATTCCCGCCGCCAGTTCCGCATCTGGAAGTCAGTGTCTGTACTTTTCCGCTCTCAGAGATCTGAAGCCGGCTGTCAGCAGGATGATTTTCCAGTACACAAGGCGGATGATGGGCTTCTGCCCGAAGGGTGGCAGTGCGTTCTTTCAGAATGTC